ACCAGAGCGTGCCCTTTGGCTTTGGGTAGATTTATCTATAGCAATGCATAAAAGTTCATTGAATGAAGGTGAAGCAGTGGTATCTTCCATAAAACGTGGGGATACCACTATTAATTATGGAGCAACAAAGATTAGAACCGTAAGTTCTTTTGATGAAGAGTTAAAAGGATATAAGGTGGTGGTTTCAAGATGAATGAAAGACAAGCTATTGAAAGTACTTATTTTGATAAATGTACCATATACAGAAGAGATAATTATAAAGACCCTATAACTAAGCAAACCAAACAAAGAGAGATTGCGATTGCAGAAAATATCAATTGTGCCTTATCAAGAAATAGTGGTAGAGAGACAACCTTTAACAATTCCCATGGAGAGGTTCAAGGAAGTTATACACTATTCTGTGCTCCAGAAGTGAATATAGATTCAGGGGATAGGGTGGAAGTAATTACTGCTGCTAATCAATCCTTTGTACTTTGGGCAGGTAAACCATATAAATATATTTCTCATGCAGAAATACCAATGTCAGAGGATGAAAGGTCATGATGAGATTTGACACTAAGGGATTAAAGGAACTTAAAGATAATCTTAAGCAGGCTTCATCCTATGCAGAAAGTCTTGCTAAAGATGAAGTGAATAAAATAACAGATAGACATCTTGCAAGAGTAGTTAAAAATACTCCAGCAGGTGATAGTCCTGATTCTCCTAATCTAAAAAATAGATGGGATAGAAGTGGTGTTATAGCATCTTCAAGTGGAGTATCAGCAGAGGTATTTAATCCTACAGAATATGCAAGCTATTTTGAATTTGGACACAGGCAAACTGTTGGTAAATATATTTTTATAGAACTTACTCAAGGTGCTATGAAATATGGTCAAAAGGCTAGAGAAATTAAAAAAGGCAAATATGCAGGTAAGTGGGGTATATTTGTAAAGCTTAAAAAACCTTTTGTCAAAGGTAGATTTGTACTTACTGATAGTGAAGAGAAATCTAAAAAGGAACTTGAGGCAGCAGCTAAAAGAATTTCTAAAAAAATAGAGGAGGCTTTAAGGTAGTGGATATTTTAAATATTATTTTAGGAGCTATATCTAATGGTATATATAAGTTATATCCAGAGCTTGATATATTTACTGAATTTGTACCTGAAAAGCTTCCTAAACGTTGTTTTTTATTAGGTTATGCAGGAGACCCAAAAATAAATAAAGATTTAGGTGAGAGATATCTTGTTTCAGGGAAAATAGATATTGCATATTTTATACCCAAAAAAGATAAGGAGCTTAATGAAGAATTTAACAGGGTGTTTTCAAATATAGCCTTTGGATTGCAATGTGCAGAATATGAGGATATAAAAGTTAGGTTATTCAATCATGAAAGACAGGTAGTTGATGGTGTACTTCATGATATATGTAGTTTTGAGAGTTTTATATTTAGAGTGGATAATTCGCCTAACATTAATAATATATCGGTAGATAAGGAGGGAATTAAGTAGTGGAAGAGGCTAAATTTAAAGGTAAAGAGTTAATTCGTTCCTCAAGTGGTACGGATAAAGATATACTTACAGTTTTATTAGAACCTGACAAGCTTTATACAGAAAAAGAGGTTCAAAAGCTTGTAAAAGACTTTACAAAGATGGAGGTAAATTAATATGGCAGGAGGAAATTGGGTTACACAAAATAAAGTGTTGCCAGGAGTTTATACAAACTTCATAGGAAAAGGTGCAAAGCCTACAGAGTCAGGCAAAAGAGGAGTTGTTGGACTACCTATAATACTCCCTTGGCTTCCATATGGAGAGATTATGACAGTTTATCCAGCTGATGTTGCTTCATTTATAGCTGATTATGGAGATTATGCTTTACCGCTTCAAGAAGCTATGAAAAATGCTTCGAAGGTACTTTTATATAGACTTAATAATGGAGTAAAGGCTACAGCAAAGCTTGGGAATTTAGATTGTACAGCAAAACATACAGGAACCTTTGGAAATAGATTAAAGGTATCTATAGAAAATGTACTTGGTGAAAGTGGCAAGTTTTATGTAATAACATGGCTTGATACAGATGAATTAGAACGTCAGAAGGTAAGTGTTGCAAGTGGTCTTAAATCTAATGAATGGATTGATTTTACGAGTACAGGAGATGGTTCATTAGTTATTAATGCAGGTACTGCACTTACTGGTGGAGCAGATGGAACTGTTACAAATAGCAATTATGTAAGTTTTTTAAATGCTATGGAAACACAAGAGTTTAATGCAGTTGCATGTACTACAGATACAATAGAAACCAAAAACTTATTTATAGCCTTTGCGAAAAGGTTAAACAATGATGAAGGTAAGTACATTCAAGCGGTTATACCTGACTCATTATCAGGTGACTTTGAAGGAGTAATATCAGTTAAGAATGGTGTTTATCTTGAAGGTGGTATTCATGTCGATAAAGTTAAAGCTACGGCATATATTGCAGGGGCTACAGCTTCAGTACCATTAACAGAGAGTCTCACCAATGCTCCTTATAAGGGTGCAGTAGATGTTGATGAAAGATATACGTTATCTCAACAAGAGCAGTTTGCCAAAACTGGACAAATGGTTTTTATTCCAGCATCAGTAGGTAATAATAAGGTTTTAATCCAAAAGGATATTAATACTCTTATTACATTTACAGAGAAGAGACCATACTCTTTTAGTAAAAATAAGATCATAAGAATTATTAATAGTATAGGAACTGAAATCTTTTTAAGAGGGACTATTAGCTTCGTTGGAAAAGTTCAGAATAATAAAGAGGGAAGAGATTTATTTAAGTCTGAAATACTCACATATTTTAGAACTTTAGAAGCTCAGGGAGTGCTTAGAGATGTAGCTCCAGAAGATATAGTTATTAAACAAGGAGTTTTAATTGACTCAGTAGTTGTAGATTATGTCATTCGTCCAGTGGATACAATGGATGTCATCTATAATACTATTATTGTTGAGGGATAGGAGGGATATAAATGCCAGAGTTTACAAGTGCTAATGCCATATCGTCAAAGGCTGCTAAAGCATTTTTAACAGTGAATGGTCAGAATCATGAATTGTTTTATGCTAAAAGCATAGAGGCTACACTTACCAAGAATAAAGAAGAGATTAGAGCTTTGGGGAGCAGAATGGTAGGACATAAGACTACATCTGTACAAGGTGAAGGTACTCTTACAATTTATGAAATAACCAGTATGTTTAAAGAGCTTTTCTTAAGATATGTCAATGAAGGTGTTGATGTTTATTTTAATCTTCAAATAACCAATGAAGATCCTTCAAGTATACATGGAAGGGAAACTAAGATATTAACTTATTGCAATTTTGATGAAATAACAATAGCAAGCTTTGATACTGAAGATGGGGTATTAGAGCAGGAGTTAAGCTTTACATTTGAAGGTGTAGAGTTACTTGAAAAATTTAAATAATGGGAGGAAATGAATATGGGATTAAATGCATTTTTAAAGCAAAATACAATCACACCAGAAAACAAAAAAGTGGTTATTAGTAAAAGGTTTGTTGAAAATAACAAACCTGTAGAATGGGAAATAAAAGCTGTATCAGAAGATGTTAACAGCAAGATAAGAAATTCATGTACTAAGAACACTGTATTTAAAGGTAAAGCTACAAATGATTTTGATAGGAATCGTTATTTACAAAGATTATGTGCAGCTTCAGTTGTGTTTCCAGATTTAAAGGATGCAGAGCTTCAAAAGAGCTATGGAGTTATTGGAGAAGCAGAGCTACTTTCAGAAATGCTTTTACCAGGGGAATTTGGATATTTGCTAGAAATTGTTCAAGAAATCAATGGTTATGATGCTGATAGAACTGAGGAGTATAAGGAAGAAGTAAAAAACTCCTAAAGGAAGGAGATGCGGAAACAGTATATGGTTTTTATCTGTTTGACGATAAGAGTCTCCTTCCACATCAATGGATTGATTTACCTTTAAGAGAGAAGGCAACAATATATGCTTATATTGATGAGAAAATAAGACGTGAAAAAATAGAACGAGCTAAAATGAAACGTAAAGGAAAGAGGTGATGAGGTGTGGCAACAATATCTTCAACATTAAAGCTTGTAGATAGATTTACAAGTCCTATTCAAAAAAGTATTGATGCAATTGATAAAATGCTTGATGCAATGGAAACAGCTAATAGTGAAGCTATGACAATGGATTTAAGTAGAGCTTTTCATGAAGCGAGAAGTAGCATTAATACGGCTAATAGGTCATTAGAAGAATTTAATCGTGACCTTGATAGAATGGATGATGACTCACCTCAAAACCTTACACATGGCTTTGGTGGCTTAAGCAAAGCTATTGTAGTTGCTAATCAAGGGTTAGAACTTCTTAAGAAGACTTGGACTGGAATAAGTGATGTGATGAATAAGGCAGATGAAAGAACATCTGCCGATTCGAGACTTAGCCTCATAAATGATGGATTAAGGACACAGGAGCAATTAGAAGCACAGGTTTTAAAAGTTGCAAATGATACTAGAAGTAGTTATGCATCTACAGCGGATTTAGTTGCACAAATGGGAAGACAAGATTTTTTTAAAGGCAAAAATGATCTTGCATTAAAATTTGCAGAAACATTGAATAAAGGATTTGTTGTTTCTGGTGCAAGTGCCGCTGCCGCAGAGGGAGCAATTACACAGCTTACTCAAGGTATTGCTTCAGGAGTATTAAGAGGTGATGAATTTAACTCGGTTATGGAACAAGCTCCAGTGCTTGCTGAAATGATGGCAAAAGAATTTGGAGTCACCAAGGGTCAATTAAGGTCTATGGCAGAGGAAGGTATGCTCTCATCAGAAGCAGTTATATCTGCCATAATGAATCAAAGTAAGGCTATAGATGAACAATTTGGTAAAATGCCTATGACTTTTGGACAAGGAATGACAGTTATTGAAAATAAAATAAGCCAGCTATTAAATGATCTATCTAAACCAGGTAAGGCATTGGACAATATAATTCAAAAACAAAAGGAGCTTATAGCTTGGCTTGATACACCTGATGGATATAGATTCTTTGAGGGTATGGCTTATGGTATAGGTTTTATTGTAGATGGTTTAATGTTTTTAGGTGGTCTTGTAGTAGACATATATAATTTCTTTACAAATAATTGGAGTACAATTGAGCCGATTTTATTTGGCATAGCGATTGCTATAGGAATTGCGACAATAGCATTAGGAGCATATAAAACAATAACGTTTATAACAGCATTGGTTGAATTAGCAATGGCAACTGCTACAGCAGTGAAAACAGGTGCAACTATTGCAGAAACATCTGCAACGGCAGCTCAAACAGCTGCTCAATGGGGATTAAACACAGCATTACTTGCTTGTCCTATAACATGGATAATTGTTGCAATAATAGCTTTAATAGTTGTATTTTACGCAGGTGTTGCAGCAGTAAATCATTTTGCAGGTACAAGCATATCAGCAACTGGAATAGTAGCAGGTGTGTTTACAGCTCTTGGAGCACATATATACAATAACTTTGCATATATGTGGAATATTGTTGCATCCTTTGTTGAATTTTTCGCAAATGTATTTACTAATCCTGTATATGCAACAAAAAAGTTATTTGTAAATTTAGCAAGTAATGTACTGGATATGTGTATTTCAATGACAGATGGATTTGATGGTGTAGCTACAAATCTTGCTAATGCTTTTATAGAGGGTGCAAACTTAGCTATTAAGGGCATTAATTGGATTATTGATGCATTGAATAAAATCCCTGGAGTGGATATTGGTAAAGTCGGTGAACTTGGCAAGGTTGGTTCAATTACAAGCAGTTTAAAAAATGCTAAAAAGGATTTAAATAATTGGCTAGGTGATGAACCTTCAAATTATTGGACTGCACCCAAAATGGAAATGAAATCAATTGGTGGTGCGTTTGATGCAGGTTATAAGTGGGGTGAAAAGATTGAAGATAAATTCAATATTCCAGATATAAATAAATTATTAGGAGACAAGAATAACTCACAAAATATGCCTATAGCAAAAGAGTGGCAGAATAAGCCTGTTGATATGGATTTAAGTAAAATAAATGGAGATAAAATTAAAGGTGGAAAACTTGATAAAGTTGACAAGATTGGTGATGATATTGATTTATCAAAGCAAAGCTTGCAATATTTAAAGGATATAGCAGAGATAGAAGCATTAAAACAGTTTGAGGCATTAGATGCCTATGCCACTGTTATCTATGAAGATACTGAAGCTAAAATATCAAATCAAGATAAAGAACTTCTTATGTCAGTAGCAGGTCGTGATAATAATGTATATTACTTGAATTATCAAGGCGGAGTAAATGTTAAGAATGATATTAAGAAGGGTGAGGATTGGGAAACTATTAAGCGTAATCTTTATCAAGAAACTCAAACAGATATTGAGGTTGGATTATCAGATATAGAGGAGGTTGTATTAGCATGATAAAAACATTTATTAATGGTGAACAACTTCCTATAAATCCTCTTGAAGAGCTTACACTATCAGCAGATGTAAACAACAAGGATTATGAAATTGTGGCATTAGGAGATGTAACTAAAATAGGAAATAGGAAGCTTATTAAGGTTGATATAAAGAGTATTTTTACTAATAAAGGTTACTCATTTAGAGTATTAGAAAGACCTAAACCATCAATTTACTATGTAAATATGATTTACAAGCTTCTTAATGAAAAAAAGCCAGTTAGGTTAATTATTACAGGGGATAAGACTGATATAAATATGCTGTGTAGCATTACAGAGTTTGAACATACTCAAAAGTTTGCTGAAGAGGGGGAGTATTATTATACCTTATCTTTAAAAGAATATAGAGAATATAAAGTTAAAAGGGTAGTAATACAACTTCCTAAACCTAAGTATGTTAATATTCCATCAGTTATTCCTCAGAAACCAAAGCCACCAGCTCCACCTCCTCCACAAAGACCAGCTGATCCACCGAGTCAAAGAACACACACTGTAAGACAAGGTGATACTTTATGGGGAATTGCTAGAAAATATTATGGTGATGGCAGCAAGTACCCAACAATTTATAATGCAAATAGAGATAAAATTAAAAATCCTAATTTAATTTATCCTAATCAGGTATTTGTTATTCCTTAGGGGGTGGTATTTTGAGTTTAGAAGTATTATTTCAAAATTCTAATGGTGAAACTTATGACATATCTGAACTTGTAACTACAGTATCTTTTGATGACAATATAAATAAATCAGGGGTTGTTAACTTTGGCATTGTTGATACTGGTATTATTCCAATGGAAGGCAACACGATTAGGATTAAATATGATGGATTAACATATTTCTTAGGTTATGTTTTTAAAGTTGGAATGACTAATGAAGCAGAAAGAAAAATTACAGCATATGACCAGTTAAGACATTTAAAAACAAATGAAACTTATGTATTTAATAATATGACTGCTAGTGAAGTTGTTAGAAAAATATGCAGTGATTTTGGACGAGATGTTGGAGAGATTCAAGATACTGGATACAGGCTTGGAAGTCAGATATTTGATAATAAAGATTTACTAGATATAATTGCGGATTGCCTTAATATTACCTTAGTTAATACAAGGCAATTATTTTTTATAAAAGACAATAATGGAGCTGTTGAACTGAAGAATATAACAACTACGGTTAGTGATTTATGCATTGACCCAGAGCACTTACTCTTTGATTTTAACTATGAGCGGTCAATAGATGGGAACACATTTAACGTAATAAAATTAGTTAGAGACAATAAGAGCACTGGGGAAAGAGAAGTATATATTGCTAAAGATAGCTCCAATATTCAAAAGTGGGGTTTGTTACAGCTATATGAAAAAGTAGATGATAATATGAACCCTGAACAAATTAAACAAAAAGCTGATGGTATGTTAATGATTAAAAACAGAGTGGAACAAAAGCTTTCCGTTGAGGTAATAGGAGAAAAAAGTATAAGGGCAGGTAATGTACTATATATAGATATCCCTAATATAGGTGTGAAAAAATTCTTATTTTGCATATCTGCAAAACATACTTTTGAGAATACTGGTCACACTGTTAAAGCTGAATTTAAGATGGTTTAAAGGAGGATTAAACA